TGCTGGTTCGACACCGAGGCTCTCACCTTCTACGGCGAGCACGTCCGCGCGCCCGAGTTCCGCTTCCAGTTCGCGGTCTCGACCGACGGCAAGAAGGCCACGGTCAACCGGCGCAAGGACGGCTGGATCAAGCTCTTCGACTTCCCGGTCGAGGGGCGCGAGTACGCCATCGCCGCGGACGTCGCGACCGGGCGCGGCCTCGACTACTCCTGCGCCTACGTCATCGACCTGACCAACGGCAACCTCGCCGCCGAGTTCCACGCCAAGATCGACCCAGACCTCTTCGCCGAGCAGCTTCACTTCATGGGCCGGATGTACAACACCGCCCGGATCGCTCCCGAGATGGGCGGCGGCTTCGGCGAGCCGGTGGTGCTCTCGCTGCGCGACGGGCGCAAGGGCCGGCCTCCGTACCCGCGCCTCTACCGCCACCGGATCGAGGACAGGCCGGACTTCAAGCAGCACATCACCTACGGCTACCCGATGACCAACAAGACGCGGCCGCAGGTGATCAACCAGGCCGAGCAGTGGATCCGCGAGCGCACGCTCCCGCACATGCCGCTGGAGTTGATCCTTGAGTGCAAGACCTTCATCCGCCGCGACACGCTCCCCTCGCCGAGGGCCGCGGACACCGCCAACGACGACCGGGTGATGGCTCTCTGCATCGCCCTGGAGCTATATCGCCTGTACGGACATCACGCCCACGACTCCCGAAAGACCGTCCGCAAGCGGCGGAAGAAGTACCGTGCCAGGTACGAGTGGGAGTGACCTCGTCCTCCAGACGTCGTACGATCAGCCTGATCTCTACCCCTGAGGAGCGACCGTGTCACAGATGATGGATCCAGCCATGATGGGACCGCCGCCCCCGGAGATGCCCCCGGAGATGGGCGCGGCGATGGGCGGTGGCCCCCCAATGGGACCGCCTCCGATGGGACCGCCCGACGGCGGAGGACTGCCTCCCGAGTTGATGGCCGCGCTCTCTGGCGGCGGCGGCATGAACTCGCAGGACATGATGGCCGAGGGGCCAATGGCCGGCGAGGACACCGAGGCTGCCGACGAGCCGGTCGGCGACGATCCGATCTCTCTCGTCCGCGAGGCCATCGCGCTGCTCCGACAGGCCGGCGACGCCGACCCGGACGACCAGCGGTCTCACCTGATCGACAAGGTGCAGGCGGATCTCCAGAAGATCCTGGCGTCCGAGTCTCAGAAGACCGACAAGCTCCGCGCTGCGCTCGGTGGCTGAGAGCGACCTCAGAGACCCGTACGAGCCGACGCTGGAGTACAGCGACGCGCTCTCGATGGTGGTTGGGGCGCAGGAGCAGGCGGAGAACTTCTCCTCGGCCTACGTCGACAAGGTCGAGCGGCGCTACAAGTCCTACCGCGGGATCGCCGAGCTTCGCACCGACCCCGAGGACGAGTGGCGCTCCAACCTGACGACGCCGTACATCCTCCAGACGGTCGAGGGGATGATCGCGACGATGCTCGACCCGAACCCGTCGTGGAAGGTGACGCCGCGGCCGCACCCCTACGAGGCGCTGGAGGTGATCATGGCTCGCCTCGGTGGCGGCGAGATCGCGAGTCAGGCGCTCCAGTGGGCGATGGACAACGACGACTTCCAGATGAAGCAGCGCCCGTTCATGCAGCAGGACCTGATCGCCGGCAAGACCATCGCCAAGATCGGCTGGCGCACCTCCAAGACCAAGCGGATGGTGCTGACACCCGTCGAGGCGCGGGTGCTCGATCAGTACGGCGGCGTGCTCGACTCCTTCCCCTCGACCGAAGAGGAGGAGAAGGAGGTCACCACCTTCGACGGCCCGACGATGACCGTCCGCGACGTGCGCGACTTCTTCCGCCCCGAGTCGGCGACCGGTGTCGATGACGCGGCCTGGATCATCGACCGCTCCTGGCAGACCTACGACGCGCTCTACGCGAAGCAGGTCGCCGGCCTCTACCGCAACTGCGAGGAGTTGAAGGAGTCGCAGAACATCGCCGGCCAGACCGGCTACAACGACCGCGAGCAGATGCTCCGCAATCAGGACAGGACGAAGGGCCTGGTCGAGGTGCTGGAGTACTGGACGAACGAGCGCGTGATTACGGTCGGGAATAGGAAGGTCGTTCTCTCCGACATTCCCAACCCATATCGCCACGGGCGCAAGCCGTTCGTGATCTGCTCGGCGATGCCGGACGCCTTCCAGATGGACGGCATCTCGGTCGTCGAGGCGCTCGCGCAACTCCAGCAGATGCTCTGGACGATCCAGAACCAGCGGATCGACAACCTCCGCCTCGCCGGCAACCTGATCACCCTGATCCGAACCGATGTCGACGACCCCGACTCGTTTGAGTTCCACCCCGGCGCTCAGTGGTTCGTCGAGGACCCCGGTCAGGTGACGACGCTGCCGGTCGACCCGAACCTCGGGCAGATGACCATCGAGACCGAGCAGTTGATCAAGGGCGACCTCCAGAACATCATGGGTGGCCTGCCGATGGCCGGCGGCGTCTCGGGCGGGAGCATCGATCAGGAGACGGCGACCGGGATGTCGATCATCACCTCCATCGCCCAGAAGATCATCCAAGCCCGGAAGCAGCACTACACCTGGGCCTACGAGCAGATCGGCGAGCAGTTCCTCGCGGTGATGGGGCAGATGATGCGCGAAGACCGCGCGATCTCGGTCATGGGGAAGGAGGGCCATCGCCGCCTGATCCTCGTCTCGCCGCTCGACATCCAGGGTGACTTCGACGTGAAGATCTCGGTGATGGACGACTCGATGCTGCGCCAGGAGAAGCGCGCCGAGTCGCAGGCTCTTCTCCAAACCGCCGCCAACGTGTCCCAGATCGTGCCGCTGAACATGAAGGCGTTCGTCGAGCACTTCCTCGACTCCTACGGGATTCAGGACAAGGAGAAGTACTTCGCGCACGCGCCTGGGACGGCGGGGGCTGCACCTCCCCAGCAGCCCGGTTCTCCCCCCGGAGGCATGGCGACAGCACCGGCCCCACCGGAGCCTGCCACCTCGCCCGTCCCAGGCAACGCTCCGGGGATGACGGCTCCTCCAGGGGCGGGGTTGTCGATGACACCCGAGTCGTTCGGGCAAGCGCAGGCGAGCATGTCAGGGAGAACGCAGTAGTCTGACCTGATGGCGCTGACCCGAGAGGCACGCGAGGAACTCACTCGCCGGCAGGCCGCACTCTCGGGTATCAGGAAGAACCCTCTCTGGGAAGAGCAGCTTGCCGAGTGGCAGCGGAAGATCGCTCGCCTGGAGAAGCAGATGCTGATGATCGCCAAGGATCCCGCGGGTGCCAACCAGCGGCACCTCGACTACCTGCGAGGATCCATCGACACGCTCCGCTGGCAGATCCAGATGCCGAACGTCGCGGAGATCAACCTGAAGAAGTTCCTTGCCAAGCAGGGAATCCAGATCGAGGAGGAGATCGATGTCTGAGGCCGCAGATGCTGAACGAGAGGTAGAGGACTTCTTCAACGCCGAGATCTTCGGCCAGGAGCCGCCGCCCGAACCCGAGCCGGTCTTCCCAGACGATGCGCCGCCCGAGTCCAAGCCGGTGGACGAAGTTGCAGTGGACACCCCGCTCGAGCCGGCCGTTGACCCCGAGGAGGGGACACCGGAGGGGACAGAAGAGGCCCCCGATAGCGAGGAAGTGCTCTCTGAGCAGGGAGAACCGGAGACACCGGAAGAGACACCCGAAGACGACCACATGGCGTGGGCGCGGAAGCAGTACGGCGACGACGTCGACGTCGAGAAGCTCGCTAAGGCCGCGTACGAGAAGGAGAAGCTGCTCGGTCAGCGCGCCGAGGAGGTGCGGCTGGCGAAGGAGGAGCGACAGCAGCGCGAGCTTCAGGAGCGGATCGACGCGCTCAACACCCCCGGCGTCCTGACCCCGGAGGAGGACGGCTGGGTCGACGAGGCAGCGATGTCGGGCGACCCCGGCGAGTACGCCTACGACGCGCTCCAGGCCGGCCGGCCAGACCTCTACGCAGCGGTCATGGATCGCTGGTCGACGCTCGGCGAGCAGGAGGCGCGGTCGGCGCGCGCGCTCCACTCGCAGGTGATGCAACTCGTCTCCGCCCCTCAGCCCTCAGAGCAGGAGTCGTACACGCTCGCGCTCGGGCACACCTTCCTCTCCCTCGGTCTGGACATCGACCAGCACGGGCCGGTGATCCTCCAGAAGGCCGAGGAGCTTGGGGCCACCCACCCGGCGGTGCAGGGGATGATGTCCCCCGACGACGACGTGCGGATGATCTCCACCCGCGCGATCTACGACCTCATCGCCTCCAACCAGACGACCGTCCAGAAGGCTCGCGTCGACGATCAGGTTCAGGCTCGGGTCAAGGAGGAGCAGCTTAGACAGCAGGCTGCCGGCGTCAACCAGGGTGGCCCTCGCGTCGAGCCGCCCAAGAAGTCGCCCTTCTGGGAGGGCTTCGACGAGGAACTCGCCGAGCGCGGCTGGGACGGCAACCGTCCGTCCTACGGGAAGGAGTAGACTCCCGGCCATCCTCAGAGGCCACCGGCGCGCCGGCACGGCAGAGGTAGGGACGCCAGAGGAACCGCAACGGCGGTACTCCCGATGGAGTCGAGTCGTAATCCACACTCGGACCAGGGAGACACCCATGGCGGACATCGCCGCAGGTGCATTCGTCACGACGGAGGAGTTCCTCGCTGACGAGAAGGTCGTGGACATGGACCCGAAGATGCGTCTTCTGGATCCTGACTCCACGCAGTTCACGACGATGAGCCAGAAGACGACCAACCGCGTGGCGACGCGCGAGAAGGTCAACTGGCTGGAGGAGCAGTACGTCAACACGGTCGTCACGCTCACGGCGGGTCACACCGCCGGCGCGGCCACGGTCGTAGTGTCGGCTGCCGACGGTCTCTCCGTCGGTGTGCAGGACATCCTCCGCAACATGCGGACAGGCGAGGCTCTTCTCGTCACCGCGAACGCAGCAGGCTCGCTGACCGTCGTCCCCGCCTGGGGAACCGGCGTCATGGGAGCGGCTGCCTCCGTCGCCGGCCTCACCGGTGACAAGCTGCTCGTCGTCGGTGACGCGCAGAAGCAGGGCGCGGATCTGCCGCCCATGAAGTACTCCCAGCGCGTGCTGGGCTTCAACTACACGCAGATCCACCGCACGTCGTGGAACTTCAGCGGCACGGCGACCGCCATCGAGCTTTACGGCGGACGCGAGCCGGCGAAGGAAGCGGCGCGCAAGCTGGTCGAGCACAAGCGGAAGCTGGAGTACAACGGCTTCTTCGGCGCACGCGACTTCGTGAACGCCGGCGGTGACGACGTCACCGGCTCGTCGGGTGGACTCATCGAGTACATCGCGACGAACAAGGCCGACGTCAACGGCGAGTTGACGTCCGACTACCTCGACCAGTTCCTCGCCACGGTGCTCGCGAAGGGGTCGCCCGACAAGGTGATCTTCGCCGGCACCATCGCCGCGTACTACATCTCCCGCTTCAACCGCTCGGGTCAGGGCGCGTTCTGGAAGCCGTCCAACGAGAGCGTCCACGGTGTCAAGGTGGACGGGTTCCTCTCGGGCGTCTTCGGCACGCTGATCCCGGTGGTTGTCAAGAAGGAGTGGGCGAACTTCCCGTCCGGGGACAACGGGTACAACGGCAACCTGTTCGTGGTCGACATGTCGAACGTCGAGAGGCGTCCGCTGCGCGACCGCGACACGAAGCTGCTGACCAAGCGTCAGAACCCCGGCCAGGACCGCGTCGCGGCCGAGTACCTGACCGAGTCCTCATGGACGGTCGCTCAGGAGAAGACCCACGGGCTGCTCACCGGCATCTCGTAGGGCGTAGCATCGGGGGGCTGCTCCACGGCCTTGAGGGCAGCCCCCCGATACATCGAGGCCAGAGGCCAAGGAGGTCGCATGAGGTGCATCGCGCAGTTCGGTGAGTACGGGATCCAGATCCGTCCGCAGAGATCGCAGGGCATGGGCGACGGGTCGATCACGATCACCCAGGAGGGGATCTACGCCAAGTTCGACAAGGACGGCGTCATCTTCGACGCCGAGGTGGAGAAGGCGGAGAAGGTCTTCCCCTTCCGCGGTCGCACCCAGCACGTCGACGAGGCGACCCCCACCGACATCCGCGACCGCCTCTCCGTGCTCGACACCGAGCAGCAGGGCTGGGACGACGAGACGCGCGCGCTGGTCGAGGCAGAGCTTCGGCGCAAGGAGCCGATCACCGGCCACTTCTACATCTCCGAGGAGCGCCCCGTCGACGCCCCCTTCCCCGCCTGGGACACCTCCGAGAAGCCGGCCTTTGAGCTTGTCGCCGGCCTCGTCGAGATGGGCTTCGACCTGACCGACGCCCTCTACTACGAGAAGCAGTTCGGCCCGAACCGCGACGCGGTGGTCGAGGCTCTGGAGGAGACGATCAAGGATCAGCAGTTGGAGGAGATCCCGGCTTGAGCTACCTCGACGACCTGATCATCGACGTCGAGGACGGCGACAACGGCCGCTACCACCTGATGCCGGACGGCCGGCGGCGGTACGAGGCCAAGGTCACGCTCACCGAGGAGGGGTACGAGCGCCTGAAGCAGGGTTACCTCTGCGGTCGCTGTCTTCAGGACTTGACCCCCCTCGGGGCCTTCCCCGAGCAGTGCCCCTGCTGCGGCTTCCACGTCAAGGAGCTTCAGGCCCAGCAGATCGAGCGCGACTTCGTCGGCCAGCAGGCTGTCGGGTCGCAACTGTCTCTGTCCGATGAGCTAGCCAGGATGGGGGAGCTATGGCGACCCGAAAGCTGAAGGCCGGCGACCTCTACGAGGGGCCGAAGGCCATCGACACCATCGACGGTGTCACGGCCCACTGGGCGCTCACCAAGGACGGCCCGGTTCGGCTCGTCCAGATCGACCTCGCTCCCGACAACCCCGACGACGGCTCGGAGGAGTACCGGATCGCCGGCGACGACGATCCCGTGCAGGAGACTCCGCAGTCGGTCGTGGAGTTGGAAGTCGAGGAAGTCCACGGCCAAGCGTCTTCGGAGGTCTGAGCATGGAAGCGATCACGTTCCGACCGGTCACGTTCTCGCCGGTCATCCTGCACCCCGGCGAGGCGGCGGAGCTTCTACGCGAGCCGCTGAAGGACGCCGACATCACGCGCTACGCGTTGAAGAAGCTGCGCCGCGCCTACGACCTGATCCTGATGGCCTCGGGGAAGTCGAACTACTTCTCGGAGAAGCTCCGCAACGAGGTGCTGGGGGCGGTGGCCTTCGCCGCGCCGGCCAACGTCTACTTCGGCCTCTGGACGACGACCGCCGGCACGAACATGTCGGCCTACGTCGGCAACACCGCAGGCGAGGTAACCGGCGGCTCCTACGACCGGGTGGCGAAGGCCAACAACACCACCAACTTCGCCTCGATCACGGGGATGGCCGCGAAGGTCAACTCCAACGCGATCACCTGGGTCACGGCGTCGGCCAACTGGAACGCCTCGGCGGTCATCCCGCAGCTTGCGGTGTTCGACGGCAACGCCAAGTCGGCAGCCGACAACCTCCTGCTCTGGGGCGACTTCACCACCGCCAAGGCCGTCCTCAACGGCGACACGGCGCAGATCAACACCGGGGCGTTCTCCTACACCGATACCTAGACCGTGGCCGTCGCCTATGAGTCAGACGGCGGGACCGTCTGGGCGGCGGCGAACAACAACAACGCCGTAACGGTTCCCCTCCCGGCTACTCGCCCGAACGGGAGCGTTCTCCTGCTCGTCGCGTGGTGCCGCCTGATCTCGGCGGCGGCTCCCGCGCCCTCGGACGGCTACACGCTGCTCGGCACCTTCACGTCAGCGACGGCCAGCGGTGGCCGGATCTGGGTCTACGCCAGGGTCGCTGACGGCACCGAGGTAGCCCCCTCGCTCACGCCTGCCGGGACGACCGGAACCTCGGGTGATGTCTGGGGTGCCTGCCTCTACTGCTACTCGGGCGTCGAGTTGGCGGGTGGGATCAGCGCGATCCTCGACGGGACGCCGACGACGACGGACGCCTCGGGGACGACGACCTGCACCTACCCGGCGCTGACGATCACGGGTAGCGACTCGATGCTGGTCAGGCTGCTGGCCCGGTTCCGTGACGCCGCCGACACCTTCACCCCGACGGCGACATGGAACGAGCGCGAGGACGCCAGTACCACCAACAGGACGGGTGGGCAGCACCACCTTCAGGACAAGAACGCCACCGCCTCCGGGGCGCAGGCGTCGGTCACGGTCGCCCCCTCCAACACCACCGCCGCTCGGTATCTGGCGGTCACGCTGGCGCTGAAGGCGGCGCTCGGGGTGACGAGGACGCTCGACGCCACGCTGGTCGGTGATGCCACCGTCACGGCGAACGAGATCGTGCGGGAGCGCAACGTCGCCGCCACGGTGGTCGGGGACGGGGCGGTGGCGGTCGATGCCGTATCCCTGCCGCCTCCGATCACCTTCGACGCGGCGATCACCACCAACCAGCCCTACGCCGGGGTCTACGACTGCGGCGAGTTCACTTGCGGTGTCGGCTCGATCCTGGCGCTCGATCTCGCCATCGAGAGGTTCGACTTCATCGAGGGCGGGATCTCCGGGCAGGCCCAGGTCGCCGCCTCGCTCACGCGCACCCGCGATCTCCTCGTCCCGGTCGTAGGGGCCGGGGCGGTCAGCGCCCAGAGCCTCATCGCCCGAGGTCTGCCTGCTGCGGTCGCCGGGGTGGGCGCTGTCGCCGCCGACACCGAGGTCGTCGGTGGGGAGACAATCGAGTTCGGGATCGCGGTCGCCGGGACGGGCGCGGTCGCCTCCCAGCAGGCGGTCACCCGGACGATGGGCGCGACCTTGGTGGGGGTTGCCGGGATCACCGCCCAGCAGGCTCTCACCCGTGGTATCGCGGCGACGGTCGCCGGGGCAGGGGTGGTCGCCCCGGCCTTCTCGCGGCTCTACTCGCTCTCAAGCTCGGTCGTCGGTACGGGTGCGATCTCGGCCCAGACGGTCGGGACGCTGGCACTAGGAACCACGGTCATTGGTTCTTCGTCCGTCGTCCCGTCGCTGACGGTCACGAACGCCAGCTTCATCAACCTCGACATCTTCATCTCTGGGCAGGGATCTCTCACCGCCCAGGCTGTCTCGCAGCGGAGCCTTGCGACCGCGATCTCGGGGGTGGGGTCGCTGACGGCCCAGCAGGCTCCGCTGCGGGGCTACGCCGTCAGCATCGCGGGGCAGGCAGCGGTCGCCGCCCAGGCAGACCGGACGGTCAGCTTCGGTTGCACCGTTGCACGGGCGGCGTCGGTCGCCGTGCAGTTGGCTCCCTCGACGCCGCTGGCGGCGAGCATCTCCCGGCAGGCGGCGGTCACCGTCGCGGTAGGCAAGACGGTCAGTCTCGGCTGCTCGGTCAGCGGGGCTGCCGTCGTCACACCGGGCCTGACCGTCACCGGGATCAGCTACGTCAACCTCGACGCCGCGATCTCCGGGGTTGGGCAGATCAGCACCGACATCGGGACGACCGCTGCCAACCTCGTCACCTTCGCCTGCGAGATCAAGGTGATCCCGCATCTCTGCGGCGAGTACCTCGCGGGTCAGCAGCTTGTCGGCGGGACAGGGCCGAGGGCGATCATCTACATGCAGACCGTCACCAGCATGGTGCTGGGGGCGAGCATCCAGGGCAACGCCGTCATCGCACCCCTGCTGCGGCCCTCGACCTCGCTCGCTAGCGCGATCACGGGCAAGGCGTACATCGACACGCTGCTGCGGCCCTCGACCTCGCTGAACGCTGTCGTTGCTGGTCAGGCCAACGTCGCTCCCTACCCGACGCTGAACAAGCTCGTCCTCGGGGCGGCGGTCGTCGGCAAGGCCACGATCACGGTCAAGATCGGGTTCGGCTGGCTCGTCCCGACCGAACCGGGCAACGTCATCCTGGCCCCGACCGACGAGGCCGACTGGACGCTGATCCCGACCACGCCGGGTGACGTGACCCTCGTCCCGACCACGCCAGGGTCGGTCATCCTGACCCCGACAGACGACGAGGATCTCCTGCTCGTACCGACCACCGAGAGGACGATGTGATCCGCCGAAGCGTCCATACTGCGACCTGATGGCCTACACCGTCACGGACTGGGTTGATGGGGTCACGCCCGTCAACGCCGCGAACCTCGACAAGTTGGAGGCCGGGGTCGCTGCGGCTGCCGCAGCCGCCGACTCGGCCAACGCCGCCATCGCCTCCGGGGTCGTCCCGCTCGACGGGGCCGTCCCGGCTGCCACTCGCATCCTGACCAACGAGCTTCTCGTCGCCCACACCCAGCCTGCCTTCAGGATCATGGGCGACGGCAAGATCGAGTGGGGCGGCGGCACCCTCGCTCCCGACGTGAACCTCTATCGGGCCTCCTCGGGGACGTACCTCGTAACTGGCAACTCGTTCCGACTGATCGAGGGCGCGGAAGCGCAGCCGCGAGTCCAGTTGACCAAGGACGTGGTTGGCTCAGGCGGCGGGATCGGCTTCGGGGCGGGTGGGGCAACGGCCCAGGATGTCCTGTTCTACCGCGCCGGGGTCGGGCTGCTCCGCATGGAGATCAGCCAGCTTCAGTTCGGCTCGGCGGGTGACACGAACCTCTACCGCTCGGCGGCGAACACTCTGAAGACCGACGACCTCCTCGTAGCCCTGCTTGGTTTCAGCGCCACCGGCTCGACGGCGGGAGTCAACGCGCTGCTGGCGTCCGTCCTCGGGGATACCCAGCCGCGACTCCAGATCACGAACCTCGGGGAACTCACCTGGGGTCCGGGCAACGCTGCTGTGGACACGATGCTCGGGCGCTACGCCGCGAACGTGCTGGGGACGGATGACGGATTCAACGTCGGCCTCGACCTGACCGTCGCGTCGCTCGGGGCGGGGAGGATCAAGGTTGGCGGGGTAGGGCCGTCCTCTGCGGCGGGGTTCCTGTTCGGCTCAAGTGACGACGTGAACCTCTACCGCTCGGCGGCGAACGAGCTAAAGACCGACGACACCTTCGTGGTCGGCGGCACGGTGCAGTCGGTGGACGACATCCTCATCCGGGCAGGCACGGCGGGGTACGTCCGGCTCGGCGCGGTCGCCCCGAACGGGACGGACGCCGGGATCAAGTTCGGCTCGGCGGGTGATGTGAACCTCTATCGACAGGGTGCTGATGTCCTCCGAACGGATGACACGTTCGTCACCCCGTCCAACATCGCTGCTGGCACGGGAACGACCTACGAGGTGCAGTTGGGCTGGTACTCGGGCGGGATCGCAGCGATCACGTTCGGGAACGACAACACCGCCCGGATCATCCGGGGCGGGGCCGGGAATCTCCAGACCCCCGCCGACTTCGTGGTCGGCAAGACGCTCGCGCTCGGGCAGGCGCTCTCCGCGAACGGCTGGGCGATGTACACCCACTCAGTCGGGGAGTCCAGCTTCCGCTTCATCCTCTCCAACCTCGGGAACTTCCAGTGGGGTGACGGGGGCGGCTCCGTAGACACGACCCTCTACCGCTCTGCAGCAGGAGTCCTGAAGTCAGACGGGCGGATCGAGTCGGCCAACGCGCAGGAGATCCCCCTCCAGAACCCCCGTGTCTCGACCCTGGCAGGCAACTCCTTCTTCACGGTCAAGGCGATGACCAACTACGACTGGGGCCACTGGGAGTTCCTGAAGGACGTGGACGGCTACAGCTACGGTCGCGTGCGCGTCGAGGGAGCGAGGGCCGCGCCCTCCGTCGTCATCTCCATCGCCGCCGCTGCCACGGCGGGTGTGACGAGGCTGGCCCTGGACTACGCCAAGCTCTCGGACGGGCAGACGATGGATCAGGGCTTCTCCTCCCTGGCCGCTCAGGACATCACCGTCCCCGGCACGTCGCAGGCGCGGAAGGACGTGACCTTCGGGCCGCTGGCGGCGTTCGCCCACGGCGACTTCCTGATCGTCCGGGTCTACCACGCAGGCGCTCACGCCAACGACACCCTGGCCGTCAACACGATGCTGGCCGGGGCTTGGCTGATCGGCTGATGTCGAGGGACTTCCCCGCAGGCACGAACGACTGGCTCGACGCTGGCGACCCGGCTGCGCTCGACATCACCGGGGCTGGCGCGATCACCATTGCTGCCTGGATTCAACTCGACACCAACAACGTCGCCCACCCGATCATCTACAAGGGCGGCAGCGCCGCCGGGGCGACCCAGTACGCCACCTACATCGGGGCGACCGGGAAGCTCACCTGTCTACTCGGGGACGCCACCGCCAACTCCTTCAAGGAGGGGCTGACGACCCTCTCGACCGGGGTCTGGCATCACACGGTCGGGCGCAGGACGGCAAGCGGCGACTACACGGTCTACCTGAACGGTGTCGCAGACGCGGCGGTCACCAACACCACCCGCGTCATCCAGAACACCGCCCACCCCCTTCGCCTGGGGGCGAGAGCGATTGCCACCCAAGCCTGGATGGACGGGCGGATCGCGGAGGCTGCCGTCTGGGACATCGCTCTCAACGAGGACGAGATCATGGCGCTCGTCAAGGGCGTCTGCCCCCTGCTCGTCCGCCCTGGCCCGAGCCTCAAGGGCTACTGGCCCGTCCTCGGTGCGGCCCTCCCCGAGATCGACCTGTCAGAGTGGAGCAACGAGGCGTCCACGCCGGGATCGCTCCCCGCTGTCGCCTACCATTGTCCCGCTGGCCCCTACGTCTTGAACTAGGAGAGAGATGACGACAGTTCGACCGTTCAAGTTCCTCGTCCAAGTGGTGCTGCTGGAGCAGGACTCCGAGGGCAACCCCATCGGGGAGAAGGTGTCCGAACCCCAGGCTCTCTACGGGATCGAGGGGATGAAGATGTTCGTGGACAACCTCGCCGCCCAGTTGAACGAGGACGGCCATCTGCGAGAGAAGCCGGACATCGTGATGCCATGACGCGGGACGAGCTTGCCAACCGGATCAAGTTCACGCTCGGGCTTCAGGACGACACCACGTTCTCCGAGACGACCTACGTCAACGACCTGATCTACGACGGGATCGTCGACATCGTCTCGCGCTGCCGGCCAGGGGTGCGGGTGATCAACCTTGAGACCACCGCCGACACGCAGACGCACGATCTCGGGCAGACGGTGATCGCCCTGCTCGACCTCTCCGACGACGTCGGCTTCCTCGACCGCTTCACCCGCGAGGACATCGAGGCGATCCAGTCCAGGGGTGGGCGCGGCTACTGCTACGAGGAGCCGCTGCTCTGGGTCTCACCCATCGGCGAGAAGACGCTCCGTGCCTTCGGGGTCTTCCGGCCGCAGGAGATGACGGACGGGGGTCAGACGCCGGCAGACCCTCTCTACGGCAACCTGGCCCCCGAGTTCCACCCGACGATCCTCACCTACGCGCTCTGGAAGGCAGGCGAGTACGTCCAGCACGATGCCTCCGGGTCGGGCGAGAAGTGGCGGCTCCAGTACGAGGGCCAGGACGGGCTGACGGGCGAGATCGCGAAGATCAAGAGGATCCTCGCCAAGCGCGCGACGCCCGGTGGGCCGCGCCGGCGCAACCCGTTCCGTACCGTCGGGCGGGTGCCGGACATCGGCTACTACACGGGGGGCTAGATGGCGAACCCCATCGAGGTCTTCGGATCGATCAAGGGGATGACGCGCGACTTCGCCGTCGACGACCTCCCCGACGGCTACCTCTGGAACCTCGTCGACGCGATCCCGAACCGCAAGGGCGCGCGTCTCGACATGCGTGGCGGCTGGGCCTACCACGGCACCGCCGACTATGGCGACAGGATCCAGGGCGGCTACTACGCCGCCTTCAACAAGGGCGAGAAGCTGCTGGTCGTCGCCGATTCGCAGATCTGGGATGTGCACCTGACGACGGGAGCCATCACCACCGAGGGAGCGGGGCCGGCGACGCTGCTCCAGAACGGGGTCAAGCTCCACGACAAGGTCTACTTCTTCGACGGAGCAGGGTTGATCGTCCCGAAGGAGGTCGCCTACGACGGAGCCGACGTCACCGTCACCGACCTGGGGGCCACCGCCCCCAAGGCCAAGGTCGGGATCTCCTACAAGAACCGGCTGGTGGTCGGCGGCGACCCGGCCAATCCGCAGCGGATCAGCTTCGCGCCGATCCCTGAGGATGGGGGGCCGGCGGGGACCTGGGACACAGCCGAAGCCTGGATCGACACCTCCAACCCCGTCACCGGTCTCGCCCCGATGGCCGGCCAGATGCTGGTCTTCCACCCTGCCGCCATCGAGCGAGTACGGGGAACCGTACCTCCGGGTGTCGACGTCGACGACGACATGTACGTCGAGACGCTCACCGATCAGGTCGGCTGCGTCCAGCCGCAGACCATCGTCCCCTGGCGCGAGAACATCATCTTCGCCGACGAGCGGGGCGTCTTCATCACCGACGGCTCGACCGTCCGCAACCTGATCGAGCTTGGCGGGATGGGTGACTTCTGGCGGCAGGCGTACGGGAACAGGATCCTCGGGCAGCCGTCGGTCTCCTGCGGCACCTTCCTCGACTTCCTGCTGGTGACGGTGGTCTGCAACATCGACTCGCAGATCGTCCCCTTCACCCTGATCTGCGACCTCGGCTCGCGCGCCTGGTTCCGGTTCCGCAACTACCACGCCACCTGCTACATCCCATCCGAGTCCTCCATCGAGGAGAGCTTCTGCGGTCACTACGTCACCGACCGGCTGATGAAGACCTCGCCGATGTTCCAAGACCAGTTGCCGCTGGCGTCCCCTCCCCCCGACTACATCGACGGAGACGGGAGCGCGGTCTACACGCGCCTCGCCACGGGCTTCAAGCGCCTCTCCAAGGAGGAGGGGATGAAGCGGATCCGCAACGTGCTCGTCTCCTACCACCATGAGTCTGAGACCCGCTCGCCGCTGCCGGCGGGGCTGAAGATCGAGTACCTGATCGACCCGCCGCACCCCGAGGAGAACGACCCGATCTCGGGTGACCCGACAGGCTGGATCGAGGCCGGCCAGTTGCCGGACGTGGTCGAGTACTCGCGTAAGAAGCTCCCCATCGGCAAGCGCGGCTACGGGGTGATGATCAGGCTGACCTCGATCTCGCCGGCACGCACCTCCCGCTACTTCTCCATCGCCGTCGAGTCGCAGGCTCAGGATCGGGGCAAGGTCACGACGTGAGCCAGTACTCCGACGAGCCGATCATCGATGTCGACCGGCAGCGTCAGAGGGTCGGGCAGCTACTGGAGGATCCGACCCTCTTCCCGGTCGAGTTCCTCAACTGGCTGAAGCGCTACATCGAGCAGTCGGGGATCACGCTGCCGGCGAGCGCGATCATCGGCGGCTTCAAGGCCGGCTCGGGGTCAGTCCGCAACCTCGCCCCCGGTCTGATCATCCCCATCGCCGGCGGGACTCCGCCGACAGGCTCGTTCCTCTGCGATGGGCAGGCTGTCGGGCGACTGGAGTACCCGCTGCTCTACGCCGAGATCGGCACGGTCTGGGGGGTGGGGGACGGCTCCACCACCTTCAACGTCCCCGACCTGCGAGGTCGATCCCTCTACGGGGCTGGCGGCGCGCTCGCGCTCGGGGCGGTCGATGCGGCCGCGCTCGCCGACCGTGGGCCTTCCCATCGACACTCGGTCACCGACCCAGGCCACACGCACACCGTCGGAGCCACCCGCCTCGACGGTGGCTACACCTACCCGAACGGGAACGTCCAGTATCCGTTGAGCGGATCGCAGTATCAGGCGACGAACAGGGACGCGGCGAGCAAGGTGACAGGGATCACGGTCGGCCCCGCTGGCAAGCCTCTCGATGCTCCCTCCTACGCCATCGTCAACTACGTCGTCACCGCAGGCCAGTGACGTCAGCCGCTCGCTGCGGCATGATTGGAGCCTAGATGGCTGTCACCTCGATCCCCGGCTACACCATGAAGACCGGTCCAGGCGGGATCCCGATCTACACCCGGACGACGCCCAAGCCGAAGCCGGTGCCCAAGCTGACCTGGCAGCCGCCGGACAGGACGTACACGGGGACGATGGGGCCGGGTGACATCCCGATCTACACGCCCCACGCTGCCCCGGCTGCGGCCAACCCGAACGCCGCGGTCGACGCTCCCCCGCGGACGGCCGAACGCCAGACCGGCTACTGGAACATCCCCGACTACGACGCCCTGCTGGCCGGCGACTGGGAGCCGGCGAACGCAGCGATCCGCGGCAAGGAACTCACGGACACCGCGCGAGCGCAGTTCTCCAAGGCATTCCGGCAGGCGTTCATCGACTGGGGCGGTGACCCGACCAAGGTCGGGGAGCAGTTCCGCTCCTACCTCGACGACCCCACCATCGAGGCAGCGAAGACGAACAAGTTCTCGGCGATGGCCCAGAACATCGCGGCTATGACGAAGAGCCTCCGCAACCAGCGCGCCCAGGCCCACGCACGGGGGATGGGGACGTCGGGCAAGAACGTCGGCCTGACACGCTCCGCCCTGGAGGCCCGAGAGAAGGCCGACTACGGAGACCTCCGCAGCTTCCTCGGTGGAGCCGAGCAGGGTCTGACCGGGATCTCCGAGGCCGACCGGCAGGCAGCCGACCTGCTCGCCGAGGCGCGCTCACGCGCCGCCGCCCGGATCGCCGACACACACCCGCAGACCTGGGAGGGAGGGCCTGGGGATGAGTTGGCCGACGACGGCACGGCTGCCGCTCCCGAGTGGGGCGGCATCTCCTGGGGCGGCAGGTCGGGGATCAAGACCAAGGCGCAACTCCAGGCCGCGCTCGGCTACGGGCAGACGCTCGCCAAGTGGGCGAAGGATCACCCCGACGCCTGGGCGAAGCTGGGCTAGATGGCCCTCCCGAACTTCAACCGCTACCGGAAGAACGTCAAGGTCCCGAAGGGGTCGGTGATCCGGTACGCCAAGGGCCAGGGCTACTACACGATCCCCAAGCCCAAGGGCACCGTCGTCCGCCCCGGCACCAAGCAGAGCCGGACTGTCATCGAGACGCCGGCGCAGATCGAGGCGCGCGTCAGGAAGATGGCCGACGAGGCGTTCAACCGGGAGAAGTCGACCTGGGACGCCGAGGCCGAGCGGATGCGGAAGGACGCCGAGGGTCGCCGGCAGGGGATGATCGAGGCGTACGCGGCCGCAGGGAAGGCCAACGCCGCGATGGGCGGTCAGGTGCAGGCCGGCTGGAACCTCGCCGGTGAGCAGATCCAGGGGCTGGGGCAGGCCGGGACGGGCACGGTCGCCGACGCCCTGCGCGCCGACCTCACCACCCAGGATCAGGCGCTCGCCCGGATCGGCGCAGCGACGGGGAGCACGGGCTTCGACCCGACGTCGCAGGCCGGCGTCGAGTCGTACCGTGGTGGCTTCCTGCCGGCCGAGTTGATGACCCGGATGGGTGGGGTCGCCAACGAGGCGCTGCTGCGGGGTGCCCAGAACCTGTCCGAGCGCGGCACGCAGGAGGCGTTCGCCGAGTTCAACGAGGACGAGGCCGACATCCGCGCCAAGACCTTTGAGGCGCTGGCGGGGTTCCAAGAGAACCGGGCCAAGAACGAGCAGGACTACCGCGAGATGCTGATGGGCGCGAGGCAGGATCAGATCGACGCCATCAACGACGCGAAGAAGATCCTCGCCGACATCCGC